TTGTGAGTTTGGAGATGTCATCCGAGCAACTTGCAAAGCGATACTTATCACTCCTTGTAGACATACCAAATTGGAAGATACGCAACGCCAACCTGAAGGAGGTGGAGGTCATAACGCTTTGTGACAAGGTAAACAATTCAAAGGTTGAGTTCTTTGTTGATGACGATCCTAACTGCACGATTCAGCAAATCAAATCAAAAGCAAAGATTCACAAAGCAAAGCACGGACTTGAGCTTCTCGTAATTGACTACATCCAGTTAATCAAAGGCACAAAGCAAAACCGAGAGCAAGAGATTGCAGAGATTTCTCGCAACTTGAAATTGTTGGCAAAGGAATTGCAAATCACCGTCATCGTTCTTGCCCAATTATCACGCAAATGTGAGGAGAGAGCAGACAAGAGACCGATGTTGAGCGACATCAGGGAGAGCGGAAGCATTGAGCAAGATGCCGATGTTGTGATGTTCCCCTTTCGCCCGGCATACTATTCAGGCGAGAAGATGGAAGTTGAGGAAGCGGAGGTCATCATCGCAAAGAATCGTCACGGAGAATGTCACACCATACCCACAACCTTCACAGGAAGTCGGACAATGTACGAAGAGAAGTTATGAGACACGGTTCTTTGTTTAGCGGAATAGGAGGGTTTGACCTTGCTGCCGAATGGATGGGATGGGAGAATGTATTCCATTGTGAATGGATGGAGTTCCCACGAAAAGTATTGGACTATCACTTTCCAAATGCGGATAGTCACATTGACATATGTAAAACTGATTTCAAAAAATATGAAGGAACAATTGACATTATTTCCGGTGGCTTCCCTTGTCAGCCATTCTCACTCGCAGGAAAACGAAAAGGCACGGATGATGAACGCTACCTGTGGGGCGAAATGCTACGAGCAATTCAAGAAATTAAACCGAGATTCGTCATCGCCGAAAATGTCTTTGGTATCACGAGTATTGATGGCGGATTGGTATTCCAACAAGTGTGCCTTGACTTGGAAAATGAAGGGTACGAAGTACAACCGTTTATTATTCCAGCTTGTGCCAAAAACGCTCCGCACCGAAGAGACCGATGCTGGTTCATTGCTACCAACTCCAACATTGAACAACGAAAACGGGAGAAGGGAGGATTTCAGTCCGAGTTTGTTGATGGTAGCCAAAATGCTACCAACTCCAACTGCAATGATGGACGAAGCACCGATAGAAAAGGTGGATGCGAGGAATCAAAAACAAATGGAGAAGGGCAACAGTCCATTTATTCTTGGATTGGGGCAACAAGCAATGAGGGGATTGCTACCAACACCAACCGGGATGGTAGGGGATGCTTATGCGGACAACAGCCCGAACAGCCATTTGAGACACACCCCAAACCTTGCGACTCTTGCATCCAAAGGAATGCTTCCGACTCCGGCAACAAGGGACTACAAAGGTGCAAACTCAATGGAACACTTGAGGGGGGAAAATGGAACGGTAATGAATCATATGGGGCAACTACCAAATTATATAAAATTTCACACTGGTCAAACTTCCCAACTCAATCCCCGATTTGTGGCGGAGATGATGGGCTTCCCACCGAACTGGACGGAATTACCTTTTCAAAATGGAGAGCAGAATCAATTAAAGGATATGGGAACGCTATAGTCCCACAAATCGCTTATCAACTATTTCAAATTATCAACGACCTATGAACCAATACCAAGTAACACACAACCTAAAGCAAGAGATTCGCAGATTGCGTTTGATGATTCAACAACTGCACACATCACACGCACAAGAGGTCAAGAGATTAAAGAACGAAATACTCCGACCACGCTGCGACATTAACGACATAGAAGCTGACTGGACGGATGCAATGCGAGTGGCTTGTCAAGTTTACGATGTCACACCTGACCAAATCGTTTCTCACAACCGCAAACAACACATCTCCTATGCACGGCACTTGTTTTGCTATTTATGTAGGAAGCATTTGAAGATGACCTTCGCTGGGGTTGGCAACATCCTTCATCGGGATCACTCATCTATCATTAACTCCGTCAATGTTTACACCGACCTAATCCAATATGACCGAATCACAAGTCAACATTATACGAAAGCACTTGCCTTATTGGGTGATTACTTGCAAGAAAGGACTCACGCAGAGCATCTCCATCTACAAGACGGAGGAGGAGTTGTTGAGGTGTAAGAAAAAATACGAAAAAGATGGTTATATTTGTAGTATTGAAAAGAAAATTTGAACAAAGCCGACATTATATTGGAGTTGTCCAAAGCTGATTGGCTCACCCAAGCAACGAGGAATATCGCCAAAGATAGAGAGTTGGCAAGGGAGTTGTATCAATTTTACTTTTTGACGCTACTTGAGAAACCTGATGAGCAAATTGAGAAAATATACAGGGACGGATACATCCAGTTTTGGTCAATCCGTCTCCTTTATTTGGCTATCAACGGCAACCGGCATCCCTTCGGCAACTCTCGCATATATGACCAGTACGATGTCTATGAGCTTGACTTCGCTGAAGAACCTGACCTACTCCTTGAGAGAGAGGAAGAAGAAACAATTGAACTTGAACGAATCAACAAAATAAACCAAGTAACCGAATCGGCATATTTTTATGAAAAGGAACTTTTTAAGATGTGGTGTAGTGGGATGTCTGCAAGGGCGATCCATAGAAAGACAGACATCTCCGTCCGTGAAGTGTTGAGGGTGGTAAAACTAATGAAAGAACGATGCACACAGAAATAATTGGAATTGCTTGTTTGGCAATCATCATTGTGAACTTCGGCAAACCAGCCGATTTGTTAAAACGCTATCTCTACGGAAACGAATACCACAAATGGAAGCGAATGAAACCACTTGATTGTGCTTTCTGCCTGTCGTGGTGGTTGGGGTTGTCCTTCTTTTTATACACCTACGGATGGGTGGGGATATTATATGCATCCATCGCAACGGTGATTGTCGCACTACTTGAGACCAAACTATGAGCAATATAGAATTTATCCTATCCCTTCAACCACTTTTTGACAAGTGGAAGCAAACCCAAGTGTTCCAACCAACGGGAGAACAAGCAAACCAATTGAACGCAGTCCATCGTGAAATCTTTGGACGCAACTTGCCGAACTGCTCTACCTGTGTGACGGAAGCATTGCACTCACTTTTGATATGGGCAAACCAACAACAAGATGCACTCACCAAAGCACAACTTGCGGATGATGAGCAGAAACCAAAACGGAGAAGAAGAAATGAAAGCAACGATTGAGTTTAATCTCCCCGAAGAACAAGAGGAGTTTGAAGATGCAACAAACGGATGGAAGTGGTCACACGCTATGTGGCAACTGGATCAATTCTTGAGGACAAAGGTGAAGTACGCACCTGATGACGCATCCGAAGAATCGATCAACGCCTATCAAGACGCAAGAGATGCACTCCATCGGATATTGAGTGAAGAGAATCTTGAAATGAGATGAAGAAACACACCTTGACATACTTCAATCACTTCGGCTATGACATTAGTGACTTCATCCCTTGCGAGGTATGTGGAACAACTGCGGTTGACATCCATCATATTGAAGCGAGGGGAATGGGAGGGAGCAAGGAAGCCGACAACATAGAAAATCTCCAAGCATTGTGCCGTGCCTGTCACACCAAGTTTGGGGATCAAAAGCAATTCAAACAATTTTTGAAGGACAAACATAAAATGAAACTCAATGCAAAAAGTTAAATTGTCGGACATCCGACCAAACCCAAACAACCCAAGAGTCATCAAGGATGACAAGTTCAAGAAGTTGGTGAAATCAATTCAGGACTTTCCACAGATGTTGGAACTGCGACCAATCGTTGTCAATGACGAGATGATTGTGCTGGGTGGTAATATGCGATTGAAGGCATTGGAACACTTGGGTATCAAAGAAACATACATCATCAAAGCGAGTGACCTAACCCAAAAGCAAGAGCAAGAGTTTATCATCAAAGACAATGTCGGTTACGGTGAATGGGATTGGGATCAACTTGCAAATGAATGGGATGTTGAGGACTTGGATGAATGGGGATTGGACTTGCCAATTATTATGGGCGAACCTGGGGAAGATGAATTGATTGATGATTTAAAAAATAAACCCGCAACAATGAAAATCACTTTTGATACGCCCGAACAATTGCAAAAGGCAGAAATTGATATTCAAGAATTGTTGGATCGAAAATACAAAGGTGCTTATTTTAGCGTTTCAGCGGGAGAATTATGAGATTAGCCAAAGCATCGTATAAGGCCATTCAATATGCGTGTTTGAATTTTCATTATTCAAAATCAATACCATCGACAAGGGCCAAAGTCAATGGGTATTCTGTTTTTAATGATAAAAACGAATGGTGTGGGGTGATTATATTTAGTGGAGGGGCATCGGCAAATATGGGAACTCCTTATGGATTAAAGTTTGGTCAATATGCCGAACTTGTTAGAATGGCCTTAAATGGTAAACAAGAAGCCACAAGCCAAGCAATGGCAATTGCAATTAAGTTGTTCAAAAAGAATAACCCATTGGTGGAATTGTTAATTTCCTATGCTGATAAAGGGCAAAGTCATATTGGTACAATATATCAAGCCACCAATTGGTATTTTGTAGACGAAAGCGAAAGTTCTGGAACCGATATATTTTACAAAGGAGTTTGGAGACATGACCGAAATCTTAACGAACTTCCAAAAAGTATTTTATCTCAATTACCAAAAAGAAAACGAAGTGGGAAATACAAATATATATACCCATTAAATAAATCGTTAATTAGCAAGTGCAAAGAATTATCAAAACCCTATCCAAAAAAATTGAGCGGGGTGGTCGAATCGAACGCCAATTCTCAACTGGATGTCAAGTGTGTTGCCACTACACTAACCCCGCTTGTAACTGATACAAATGTAAAATAAAACAATGGAATAACAATGGCTGGTAAGGACAATTTGAAACCAATGGTGAAGGGTGAAACTCGCAACCCAAACGGTAGACCGAAAAAGGTGGACACCATCTTGAAGGAATTGTTTTTGGCTGAATACAATGTCAAGTTGTCACAAAGCCAAAGCAACGACATCATTCAATCCATTTTGACAAAGAGCCGTGCGGAATTAATTGACCTTGCAAAGAATGAGGAACTTCCCTTTTGGATTGCTATGATTGCAAAGAAAGCGACAAGGGATTATGAGAGGGGAAGCATCCATCTACTGGAGTTATTATTTGACCGGGTATATGGTAAACCAAAAGAAACACAACACCAAACAATAGAATCCAAAAATTTCACAATAACTTTGAATTTAGACAATGACAACTTATCTCGGTAACGGATGGGAGAATGAGTACGGACTCAACCTATCAATCAACATCAACAAATTAAACGAAGCCATCAAGAGTGGTGAACT